CCGACTGATAGCCTGTATTAGTTGCTACCGACCAACTACCAGTATTAGTTGCTACCGACTGATAGCCTGTATTAGTTGCTACCGACCCATTGCCTGTATTGGATTTCTCGGCTGCATCCCAATCAACTTTACCTTTTATCCATTCAACGGCTTTTTTTACCATTTCCGGTAAGTTAATTTCGGTTTCGATCGTGATTTTTGCAGATGCAATTTTTGTATCATCACTATCTTTTGATGTTTCGCCACTCATTTTAACTACAGCAAATTTACTTACCGCTGGACTGTAATAGCTAAGCACATCAAGCGGATATTCGCAGGCGTGAAATCCACTCTTACAAGCCTTAACATCACCTTTATGCTCATACGTTTTGCCTATCTCATACTGATAACCTCGACAAGTCCAGTCTTGGTTAAACCCTTTATAAGCAATAATTTCTTTGTTTTCTTCAGTCATTTTTGGTCTCTCAAATTTAGATAATAAAAAAGCCACTATTGGTTAGTGACTTATCATGTAGTTCAAAACGGAATATCGTCATCAAGCCCATCTTGTTCTGCCGCTGCGCTTAATGGATCGGGTTTTTCTTTGTCTTTGCTTGGCTGTTGCGTTTCATTGCTTACCTTGCTGTATAGCATTTCAAAGGATTGTGTCGCTACTTTAAGTGCGGTGCGATTATTGCCGTTTTGGTCTAGCCAGCTTTCCTGTACTAGTTTTCCTGTTACACAGATTTTTGAGCCTTTTTGCAGATATTGTCTTGCTACATCAGCAGAATTGCCATGCACCACAATGGGTATCCAATGCGTACGTTTAACCGTATTACCTTGTTTATCTCGGTAATCATCGCCTATAGCAAGATTAAATGTGGCAATTTGTCCGCCATTTTGGAATTGGCGGATTTCTGGGTCACTGCCTAAATGACCGACTAATATCACGGTGTTGGTGTTACGTGCCATTAGTGCATCTCCTGTATAAGTTGTTGATAATATTCTTGCGCAATTTCTACCCGCTCTTTGATTTTCTCGATGATTTTCTCATCACGTTTAATTGTGACGGTGGTAATACGTTTTTCTTGAGGGATTTGCTCAACCAAGTCAATGTATCGGGTTGGGTCGTCATAGCTTGATAATTGGTCGTAAGGGGTAGGGAGGAGGACAAAATCAATGTGCGCCTCATTACAATCCCATAGCCACATATAGCCTTGCATTTGTGCGTCATACCCCGCTTTTTTCGCTTTTTCTTCTGCCTCGTCAGCAAAAAAAGGGTGTGAGCCAATATCCCAAGAGCATTTAGTATCTATGATTAATTTTCGACTTGGCACATAAATATCGCACTCGCCTGTAATCCAATCGTTTTCACGCCTTTCTGTGTTCTTTTTAAGCGGTAATCCACGTTTACGACCGCTTAACTTAATAGCTTGTTCTTCTAATGCAATGCCTTTCTCAGTGTATTTATTCCCCTCAAAATCTTGATAGCCAAATAGGTCATATTTCACTATCTTTCTCACCGCACTTTTAGCGGTAGCAGATATGCCGCCACCGCTTTTCGGTTTAACCATTAAATCAGCAAGCCCAGAGCATCTAGCTTTGAGTTTGTACATTTCCATTCTCAATCGCCTCCAACTCCGCAATCTGCTCTTGGCTAAACTCATAAGCTCCGCTATCACAAAGTTCTTGTAGGGTGGTTTCGCCGTTGGCAATGCTTTGTTTGCATTGTTTGAATGTGGCTTCATCAACAACCGCTAAAAATTCCGCTTCTTGAATATTGTCGGTGTAATTGAACTCTTGATTTTCTACATCTTTCACAACGGTTTGGTCGGCTAATACCGCTTGTTGCATTTCAACCGATAACGGAGCTTGTTTTGATAGCAATAACTTAGTTACAGTTTTTAATGCCATTGCCTCGAAGTTATCGTGCCATACGCCATAGCCTTTTTTGAATGTTTGGCTGTAGCGTTGAGCGTGTTTGACGATGTCATCGTGACTCATATAGAGTTCAGCCGAAAAATCGTTTACCAGTTTAAAATAGGCGTAATAGCCGATTGGGTTTTCGTTTTGCTCAGGTTCTTGCTCCCAGTCGAACTCAAAACCATTAATGAAATCTTTTTTGATAAGTTGCTTTTTGTACACAGGCAATGCGACTAAGCGTTTAAATTGCCCGCTACGTTGTGCCAATTGGATAAAGCCTTTATAGCCAATTTGGAATTGCGCTTCGGTTTTCTTTTCTTTGTTGTTTCTGAAAGGGACTATGTAAGCAAAGCCTAAACCATTTTGTAGTGGCAAATTCAGTGTCGCAGCCATACAAGCAGCATTAAAAATGCTCATTGGGTCTGCTGTTTTTAGCATTGCATTGCTATTGGCGATTTGCATGACACTTGTTGCAAAGGTTGCCGCATTTTTGCCAACAAGTTCCTTAATCTTATTTTGCACATTCGCACTTTCAAAAAATGTTTTAAGCGCAGGTGGCTGTTTATTTTGTTGATGTTGGACTTGGTTTGTCATCTCGCCCCTCCATTAATCTGGGTCATAATCATTCATTCTGTCGTTTAATTCACGCTCTGCGATTTTCTTAATCGCCTCTTGTCTATAAGGCTCATAACTTGCACCGCTACCAATAGCGAGCCAGAAATTATCGTTATCGCACAACATTTCCGTGAGTTCGTGATAATGCGTTTGATCGCCTTGTTTTAAATCATTGTCGATTTCAGTAGCGACTTCATCTAAAGCGATTTCATAGCCTGCTTGCCAATCCACTTTACGTTGGTGAGCCGCATCAAGTTGAGCGTAGTGATCAGCGTAAGGTTTCATTGTTTACTCCAAGTGCGGTTAATTTCTGCTTGTTTTTGTGCGGTGTAATCCTGCAGTTCTTTTTCTGCTGCCAGTGTAAGATTAGGCGGTAAACATACACCGTTTTCATATATGCCCCCTTTCAGTTCACATCGGGTTTCTTGTTGGATTTGTTGGCTTAATTCGTTATCGTGCCAATCGGTGGGGTGGGCATTGGCGTGTAGGCTAATCCCACCCACAATCATGGCAATAATCAAGGCGGCGAGAAAATAGCAGATTCTGTTTAGCCATTTTTCACTGCCTTTCATAAAGTGCGTGAAGCTTTGTTTTTCTTGGCGTAATGGGGTTTTCGAGTGTTTCATTTGGGGCTCCTTGTTAGATATTAAGCATTTTTTCTTTTGCGATTTTGCAGCTGTCTTTTTTGATTTCAAAGCCATAGGACGGGCGGTTAAGCTCTCGTGCGGCGCGTAGCGTGGATGCACTGCCAGCAACTGGATCAATCACTACATCGCCCTCATCGGTAAAGATTTCGATGAGGCGTTTTAACACGGCAATGGGCTTTTGTGTCGGGTGCAGTTTAGGGATTTCCTTGCGGTTGTCCTTTTCCCATTCGAACCAGTTTTTAATCATTTTGCCGTTGTTGTTAAATTTCGGCAGTTTATCGCGGTATAAAATCAAGGCATATTCTGTTGCGCCGACGACTTTCATATTCGCTTTGAGCACCTGTGGTGATGATGATTTAATAAACACCAAAGGGATGTGATTTTTAAAGCCGTGCTGCTTGGCGTAATCAATCACCATTGAGATTTGCTGGAAAGCGCAGAACACAATCATACAAGGGGCTTTGCCGCGTTCTTTCGGTTCTTTGATGAGCATTTTTGAACAAAAATGCATAAATTCGGCAATGCGGAAATCTTTATCTGTATCAAAAAAACTACTGTTGGCTTTGTCGCTTTCGCCGTTTTTGTTATCGCCGTTTACATACCATTCAGGGTTTGAAGCGTAAGCATTATTACCGAGATTGTAGGGAATGTCGGCGATGACTAGCTGCGCTTTTGGGATGTGGTAGCGTTTGTAGTTTTGGAAGTGATCGTTGAATAATTCGGTTTTCATTTTTGTTTCCTTTTTAGTCGATTTGTTGAATTTTGGGTGTAATAATCCGCCACACGATTTTTCAAAAGTGCGGTCGGATTTTTCGTTGTTTTATAGAATGTCTAACTGAAATCCTGTTGCTTTAGGGTTGTAGGCTCGAAGATGTTTTAATACGCGCCAGTTATTTCCTTGCTCGCATTCAAATTGCTCTGTAATGCGTGTCAATACGTTATGGGCGTGACGGAGAGTACTGCGATATTCGTAAGCCACACCATAAACGGAAGCAGCGTAGTGCGAACCAATTTGTTTTAATGCGGGGTGAAGCATTTGGCAAAGTTCCGTGCCACGCAATAAAGCAAACCACGCCCACGCCATTGTTTGCAATTCGTGTTCGGTAAATTCAAACGTAAATGTTGTCGGTTCCTGCGTGGCAATATTGGGGGATTGATTTTCTTCCATATCTTTCTCTTTTTTACGTTGATTTATGCCTTCTTTGAGTTTTACAAAGGCGGAAAAGGTGGGTTTAATTTCATCATTGAGTTGGTGATACTGTAATTTCTTTCGCCAAGCCATTTCAACGCGTGAAATTAATTCGAGATTTTCAAGGGTGCAATTTCTTGAATTGCCGTCTTTGTAATCAATAATATGTCCACGCGGAATTTTTCTACCGGCTTTGCGCCAGAGATAATGCGATTTCCGTTCATAACGTTTAATGCTTGCTTTTATTAACCAACATTTTGCATTTTTACAATATCGCTCAAAGCCAATCGGTTTTAAATTTTCACCTTTCTCAAATCGACCGCTTCGTCCGGTTAGCCATTGTCTCTTCACGCGCAAAACCTTTAACGCGTGTGGATTAAATGGTTTATTGAAATAAACTTCCATTTTTTGAGCCAAGATTCTTTCATTTAACGTGCAATTCGCTTTAATGAACGCAAGTTCTTCTTTGCTGTAACGATTAGCATGCTTAAGGCTTGGAATATTGTGTTTCTTTTTTAATTTATAGAAAACATTACGATTTATTAATAAATCAAACTGTTGCTGAAACAATTTAATTAGATCAGATGGCTTTTTATCCCAATGTAAGCGAATAAACGCAATATGTTCATCGGTGAATTTAAATCGTTCCGCATTAGAGGTCATCGCCTTGCGCCTTAGATATTCTTAGAAAATCAGGGGATTCTCTTTCAATTTGACGATTTTCAAACAATGTCATTGCTTTAAGCGAAATCGCATTGCTTGCGATAATATTTGCCGCAATGCCTGATACGGCATTGGCACGTTTAATTTCTCGATTAAGTTCTTCATCGGTTAAGTCTTCATCAAGCAGTTTTTCTAACTGGGAAAATAAATGATTGTTTAAGTCTGTGATTTTATTTTTCATTTTAAATACCCTTAAAAGAACCGCCCTTTCGAGCGGTAACTGGAGTAGTGCAATCAGTCTGTGCTGATTTTGTCTAGATAGGGTGCCTTTCTTTATACTTGTAAGGCTCAAGCCCTTATTGATAGTCACAACAATGAGGAATATAATATTTTTAGTCACAACAACCACTTATGAGGTAATCATTATGCTTAAAAAGACTGCTGACAAATTAGCTTTAATTATGACTAGAGATGTATTAAGAACATCATCTGAGCATTACAGAAATCTAAATCAATCCGCTGCAGATGAAATCGCTGAATTTATTTCTACGCTTTCAAAAAATCTACAGGAAATTATTTCTGACGAAGTAACAAGTGCGGAAGTTATTAACGCTCATAGAGGTCAATAAACTTAATTGCTAGACAAAGTGCTTCCGCTAACTCACTAGGCGTTAAGCTGGTATTTTTAGCCGCACTTTCTAATACAGCCAATTTGATTTTTTCTTTATCTCTTTCAGATAGGCTGCTTTCTTGTTTTTCTTCCATTTTTAACCTCGTTTGTTTTATTGTTACTATTTCAAAACACACTTCATCTATCATTCGCAACGGTTTCACATGCCGTTGTGTCTCTGTACTAGCAAATGTGCTTTGAAATGTGATATTGCGTTTAGCTTTTCCCACCGACTGGCTTCGTTTCTCATTACCGCAATATCTCACACTCATTGGTGCAGGGCTTTTAATCTGCAACTGGCGATTTTCACAAATGGCATTTCACGAGTGTGTTTTTATCCAAATTGTCTAAAATTGTGATGATTATCAATTACTTAAGTGAATTTTTTGACTATACTAACAATTAACCTTGCAAGCCATGATTTTTCCTTAACCGGAATATAAATAGAATGATGGATTACGCCATCTACGGTTGCTTGGGACATTGCTTTGACTTTTTCTTTTGCTTCTTCAAAGGAGTGTGCATAAATTTCTGCAGCCCATTTGGAACCTTTAAAGTTATAAGAAATCGCATAGCGTTTCATTTCATCTTGCATAAGGAATTACCTATATGTATTTTCAAATATTTAAAGGTGTAAACAATCAGTGGTATTGGCGACTAAAGCCGCTAATCACGAAATTTTTGTCTAGAATAGGGTGGCTTTTTTTATGCTTGTAAGGCTCAAGCCGAGGCTATCGTATTAATTCTCTTACCCCTAATCTGCGCTTCTGCACTGCGTGCACGGTGTTTGTACCAGCAGGTTTACCTTTGCAGCAGTGGTAGTTGGCTATGTCGATAAATTGCTCTTTTTGGCGGTTGGCTGCAAATTTAATTGCGCGATCCGCCGCACTTTCTTTTACCACCATTTTTTCAAACGCGGCATTAATGCGACGTTGTTTATCGAACATTCTTTCTAATCTGCCCGCTTTACCACGTTGTAAAATTTCGCCTTTTTCGGTGAATTTGCGTGAACCTGCATCACGCTTTACGATGATAGTTGCCATAGTTGGCTCCTTGTTTGTGTACCATTTTTAACCGCGCTTTAATGTGATAATGCGCTTAATCTGTCAGATTCCGCAACGCGGTCGCCGTCAAATCGATTTCGGCTGCATTAAGAGAAAAGTGCGGTTAAAAATGGCGTTATCTTGATTGCCTCAGCCCCACGCGTTCAAGTTACGCATTATTCCCAATGTTGATGTTGGTTCGTGGGTGATTCGATTTGTTAAAGAGCAATTAAAATTTTTATTCAAGGCCTTCTCAAAGGGCTTAGTAAAAACTTTAGGCGATAAACTTAAGTGACTGTTCTTATTTTTCTTCTTCTTTTATTAAATCCCACTGCCGTCTCTGCTTATCTCTCGGCTTACGCCTGCTATTGCGGTGGGTACATTTTTAAATATGTGCTACAACTTGTTTTGCCTCTACTTCAACTTCATCCATAATCAGATTTCTGAAATCTTCATTAGTCATAAACAAATCTGCTAAGGCTTCTAAGGCTTTTCCTGTTTTCTCTGCGTAACGCTCTAACACTTCGGTAATGAAAAAGGCTTTTAATTCTGCTGGGCTATTAATGTTCATGTTGGGTTCCTTATGGGTGTTTGTTTTGATGTGGGTATAATATAGTTTTTTCTATTCTGTGTAAATAGTTTTTTCTATAAAAATATAGTTTTTTTGACTTGCTGAAATTTTAGGTAATAAAAAAGCCCGCGATTGCGGGCTGGGTGGGTTGTGTATTGCGTTATTTTTTCTTCACTCTAAAATTTTCATCATCTTGACAATACTCAAGGCAATCACGAATGATACCGCTCAATCTTAAGATGTTTTCAGGGCAATCTATAATAATTTGGCTGCCTGAGATTTCCAAACCAGCGCGCACGATCTCCTTTCTGTTCTCGTCATTTAGCTCTATAGGAATTACAATCGATGGGCGTTGCTTGTTATCGTAATAACGTAAGATCCAGCGGTTCGTTTTTCCTTGATACAAAATGCTGAAATAGCTTTCAGTGTCTTTGGCGATCAGTTCAACTTCTTCGCCTAGAATTAATGAAACATATTCAGATAATAATCGCTCAGTATAGGTTGTCACGATTTTACTATTGTTAGGATCGACGACAGGCGCGGTTTCATCAATCATCTCCGATGCTGGCTCTTCCAACTGCTCCATTACCGGCTGCTTGGATAAGCCTGATACAACCATTTCGCTCACAGCTTTCTCAACTGCCTGCTTCACGATTGGGGTAATGGATTCAATAAAACGCTGGTTAAGCTGGCGTCCAATATTGGAACGACCGGCAATATATCGAACAAAATCGCTATCTACATCTTTTAGAGACGATGAAATAACCTTAGTGAAAGCGGAAAGATAAACACTTTCTTCCGCTAATGTGCGGAGTGCTTCTGGTTGAAACTTATCGTGGCAGAATTGCGCTAGTTGTGGGATTTTAGTTTCATCAAGACTGCTAAAGTTTATGCGTAAAAATGGTGTACTATCCATTATATTTTTATCTTTCAAGTCAGTGAAAAATCGCCATTCTTTGCCATTGGTAATTGCTGCAACGGCTACTTCAGGGGTTGCATTAAAATAACGCGCGAGCTGTGGTGCATGATTGCTTAAGTCTTCATTGTAGGATTTTGCTTCAATAAACATTACCGGCACGTTATGACAAAATAGCGCGTAATCCACTCGTTCACCATTTTTTGCGCCGACAAAATCTGCAGTATATTCCGCTTTTACTTTAGTTGGATCGTATGATGTAAAGCCTAATATATCCAAGAATGGAAGAATTAATGCTTGCTTGGTAGTTTCTTCGGTTGTGCAATGTGGCCCAGCACGTAATACGTGTTGGGCGTGAGATAGGATTTTATCTTTTAAAATGGCATCAGTCATAATACATTCCTTATTGATTATTTCGCTGATCTTTTGGGGTGTAGTGGAAATCTAAATATTCGGCTAATGGTTTAAGTTCAGGGATAAAATCATTATTCTCAGCCGCATCTTCAATTGCTTTTTCTTTTTTCTTATCTACGCCCTTATCAAGGCAATCAGATGTAATTTTTTTACTGCATTTGCTAAATCCATTGGTTATATACGCTCGTCGTGCGACGATATATACGATCTTATTTAAAAATACTTTTGATGTATCTACGCCTTTTGTTAAAAGGTTATTATAATCTGCGAGATATTGATCTGTAATGGATTTGATGACATCGGCGCGGAATTGGCAATTGTCTAGCATTGGTGTTCCCGCCACTTCTCCGGCACCTTCACAAACTAAATTTACTTTATCGCTTTTATTTAAATCGATCACTTTATCGTAAGCAGATTTTTTAAATTTTGCTTGTGTCGCGTTGAAGTTAAATTCATTTTTTGATTTAAATACAATATACGGGTGATCGAATAAATCCGTCTCAATGCTACCTATCGTGCCTGAAACTATCAAATTTTTGCCTTTGAATTTTTTGTTGGCTCGAGCTTCATTTTTATCATATTCCTTTTCTAATTCAGATATGGTGGTAAATACGTAATCACCATATTTATAAGCAGTTTTCCCACCTTGAAAGTAGACATCTATTTCTTCCTTGATCACTAATTTCATTAATTCAATTTCTTGTGGACTTGGATTGTAGATTTTATCTTCGGCAAGCGTTGAAAAGGGTAATGCAACTAAGATTAGCGAGGATAGCACAGCTTTTTTCATTTTAGTTTCCTTGATGTTAGCGAGAGATTTTTGGCATATTACACAATAGGTGGGGATCATTCAGTGATATAGATCACATTTTAGAAACCAAACGCCTACCGAAGCAGACGTTTGATGAAAGTTTAAGCGAGAAAAATACACTTATTTTGCGTTAGAAGTAGTTTTAGAGATTGATGCGCGGCGTAAAGATAAGATTTTATCGTTGGTACACTCACTCTCATTTCCCGCCCTACGTCACCTTGCGATAAATTGCTAACATACCGTAGCATAAACACTTGATATAACTCTGGTGTGACGTTGCGCATAATAAGTGTTGCGTCGTGAATGCGCATTGCGGTTTCATCATCTAACATCGGGATACCGTGATCGGGCGTTGCTTTGCGTAAAAAGGGCTGAATTGAGGGATAGTTAATTCCCTCGCCTTCACGCGCCCATTTGCCATAGCGGCGAGCAGTTAATTTAATATCTAAGATGTGTTTGGTCTGCATATTATCCCTTTCTTTTTTCTATTAATCGGCATTTTTTGTTAAAAATCTGTTTGATGCGCCGTAAGTCATCGGGGAAATAATGCCGTGGGCGGTTGTCAGCTTCAATTTGTTCGACTTTTTCGCTACCTAGTCTATCAAGCAAGCCTAGGCGATATTGCTGTACATTGCCGCCGTAGTAGCGGTTGCATTTTTTACATTGACCGTGGATATTGAGAGTATAAAAGCGCAAGTGTGGCGCAGCTCCACGTGAGCGGTAATGCCCAGCATCAAACCCTCCTCCTAGCTGTTCTGCCACTAAGGGCGTGCCGCAGGAGATACATTCCTTGCCCACATCGCGCAGACGGATATATTTATTTACTGCCACTTGCGCTTCCTTGGTCAATTCGTGCTTGGTTTTGTTTTTCTCTTTAAGTGCGGTCATTTTTTTGCGGTTTTCGATTCGCGCCTGTTTGTCTTTTTTCTCGCGTGCCTTGCGGGTCTGTTCGCGCGAAAGTTTAATGGCACATTCCGGCGAACAGACCTTTTGCAAGCTAGAAACGATTTTTATAAAGTAGTTTCCGCACATTTTGCATTTATATTCTTTCGCCATTAGCTAACCACCATATTAAACATTCCCCAAACTGCCACAATAAAAAGTACGATTTTTAACTCTAAAATCTCGTCATCATTTAATTTCATTTTCATCCTTTACTTGTGTGTATGCTTGTGTATAATTTATCGTGATTAAGACGACAAGGAGGAAGCATGCGATCCAGCGACTTAATCAAGGAACTTAAAAGTGCAGGTTGTACTTTTGTCAGGCACGGTAAAGGCGATCATCAAATCTGGCAATCGCCCATCACAGGGAAGACGTTCCCCGTACCGCATCCAAAACAACACGTACCCATCGGCACATTAAGATCCATCAAAAAATCGGCAGGGCTTCTATAGCTCTGCCGAGCTAACCCACAAGGAGCGACTATGTTATTCACTATCGGCATTGAAACCCCAACAAACGAAAATGAAGCCTACGGCATTACGGTGCCAGCATTATTTACTGAAGAATATTCCTGCTTTAGTGCCGCTGATACCCTTGAGGAAATCCCAACGCAGGTGACTGATGCCATTCATTCCATCTTAGAAATGATGTTTGAAGACGGAATAGACATCAACGAACTTCAAGATAAAGGCTATCGTCACTACCAAACGCAAGAAGATTTCAACTATTGCGATACTTGGTTGTTGCTTGATGTAGATATTTCCGCATATCAAGGCAAACGCCACCGTATTAATATCAGCTTGCCTGAATACCTTATCAAACGTATTGATAGCCGTGTTGCAAGCAATCCAATCTACAAAGACCGCAGCCACTTTTTAGCGATTGCCTCACAAAAAGAGCTACGGCAATAATTACCCAAAAAACGCATACAACTGATTTAACGTATTTTCATCGGTTGTATCGTTAAAAATATGCTTGATTGCTGCACTAATTAACGCTTTGTAACAGCTTTCAAACTCTGCTTGCTCCATATTCCCATAACTCAAGGATTGCGCCTCAATCCGCAAATTCCCTTTAATGTTGTATGTAGATTCGTAAAATCCCGCCAATACCGTTAGATGTTTACGAAAGGTGTCAAATTGCTTGCGCTCATCAAAGTGTTCCCATTCTGTTTTATCTGCAGCCCAATGGTTAAAACAGAATTTAAAAAAGGCGAACACCTTACGATGGAAAGCGGGATTGCGTGTACGGATGATTTCAATTTCATACTGCTCGCCATTTTTTAATGATTTCAATTCTTCTGATTCCAGTTCATCAAGTGGCGCAAGCACACCGCCTTGTAACTTAATCATCTGAATTTTTAACCGCCCTTCAGTTCGTTTCCCGTGTGCTTTTTTAATATCATCAACACTACAAGCCATTAACCTATTTCTCCATGCGGATATACCCACTAACCTTTTTAATAAAATCAAGGCTAATTGAACGTGTGACAAAGTCTTCCATTGTTGGATCAAAGACTACGACCATTTGCCCTTTGCTATTCCCCTTGATTTCTTTTCCTGTTACAGGGTTGATAAATGCAATTCGACCACCTGTAATATCAATCACTTCATTTGCCACGCCTTGAATATGGTTTTGATACCATTGAGTAGATTTATCATTGTTGAGTAACATCACGACTAAATAACCAGCATCACATAATTCTTTCGCACGTTGTAGATATGGTGTAACGTTGGAATAAGGTGGATTCACATAGATTCTTAACGGAGCCGAACAACGTTCTGCGACTTCATCCAACAATACATCTAACATTTGCTCAATCGGCATTAGAAAGTCATCTGCGATTGATTGATGCTCATCATTATCTGAGTTAGGCTCGCCGATATAGTGACATGTCAAGGCGTTGTTGGCTGTAGCGCAACCATCAAGATCGAACCAGCCGAAACGTTGAGATAGCCATTCAAATACATAGCACGGTGTTTGCCATGTATTTTTATCAAATTGTTGTTCTGTCATTGCAATGCCCCTTTCATCATTGCCATCAAGCTATCGCGCGCCTTATCAGCCTTCGCTTTATCGTAAAAACTTGGCTTTGCTGGAATCATCTTCGGAATATCCTCAAAAGGAAAATTCGACCGCACTTTTTCCGCCGCTTCTGTGAGTAATTTCGGAATAGCTTTCAACGTGTCCTCTTCCGATTTTTTCTTGCACTTTTCGTACAGATTTTTAAGCAACC